GGATATATATTCAGTATACCGTCTCTACTTTCTTAACTTTAACGGTCTTTCATGCGTAGCTATTATAAGAAGTCGCCTTGTGCGACTTTTAAAGAAGGTGGCCCGACTTCCCCAGCTTCATCTAGGGGGCGACGACGTACGGCTGCTTGGACACGTAGCGAAGGTAAGAGTGAATCTGGTGGGCTTAATCAAAAAGGCGTAGATAGCTACAGAAAGGCAAACCCCGGAAGTAAGCTAAAAACTGCTGTGACAACTAAGCCCAGCAAGCTCAAGAAAGGTTCTAAGGCAGCTAAACGCCGTAAGTCTTTTTGCGCTCGTATGGAAGGTATGAAGAAACGTAACACAAGCTCTAAGACGGCAAAAGATCCAAACAGCCGCATAAACAAGAGCTTACGAAAATGGAATTGTTAAATGGCGTATTTACAAAGTAACATCCCGCATTTTAAATGTTGGGTGCGAAAGGAATACACACACAACCATGAGAAGTATCATGGTGAATTTATACACGCAATGGCTATCGCAGTTACTACGATGCCGACAAGATGTTTGAGCTTCCAAGTAATATTTACTGGGGCTGAGACATATGATGACGATGAAGAGCCTAACGTACATGGCGGGGCAATGTGGGCACGTATGCCGATTACAGCGTTAGTAGGGGATACTCCGTTTGAAGAGTGGCCCGAACCAATGCCAGTATGGGCAGCACAGCCTTGGGATTGTTCGTCTAGGGATCATTCGGTGTATGTACTTGATAGAGCCACACCGTGCCCTTGGATGGCTAAGATAGACGGGGAGATGTACCCCGCTAAGTATATGTTCACAGTGGACTATACGGATAACGAGATTGCAGATGACCCTGCACAACATAAGCAGAGTCACGTTATGGAATTATTGAACGCTGGCCCGTATACAGGGAACATCGTTGCATTACCGAACAACCGAGTAAGGGTAAGTCACCCAGCTTGGTTTGAGATGGGAGAAGGTGCGCCAGACTTTAAACCGTCNCAGCACATACATTATAGTAAGTCCGATTTGGATTACACATTGGACGTTAATCAAGTATTTGACAACTTATACGCGGAGTAAAAGTCATGGGGTTAAGAGATTTTTTTAAGATAGACAATACGCCTCCGGGCACTAAACGCAGAGCAGAAGCAGCGGCTAAAAAGAAGCGAAACAAAGGCCGTGTAGGTGGGGACAACGAAGCTGCTATGGCTGCGGATAAAGCTCGTAGAGCCGCTATCGTAAAGAAAGCTCGTCCTATGTTTAAGATAGATAACACACCTCCGGGCACCAAGCGCAGAGCAGAAGCAGAAGCTAAAAAGAAATCTGCTGCGGCAAAGAAGTCTGTAATGGCGAAAAAAATAGCATCACGCGATGCTAAAGAGACAGCGCGACAAGACAAAGCTAAGGCAAAAACCGCTGTTAGTAGGCCGACACCTAAGCGTCCTTCAGCAATCAGCTTGAAGAATGCCGCCGAACAAAAAGCAAAACGCCCTATGAAACCCGAAGTACCGCCTACAAGTAGGGTTAAGCCGCCTAAAGCAGACGGTAGAGGGACTGTTACAGGTAAAGGTGGGCGAAACGTTGGTGGTGGAGCCTACGAAAGAGCTAACGTAACTAAAGAGCAGTTAGATGCTTCAGGTATGAGCTTACGAAACTACCTTAACTTCATGGATAAAAACGGCAAGCGTCCACCTAAAGCTAAGAAAATGATGGGTGGCGGTATGGCTATGAAGTCTAAGGGTTACGCAAAAGGTGGCATGATGAAAACTAAGATGGGTACTAAAGGCGGCGCTATGGGCGGCAAGATGAAGACCAAGGGCATGTCTGCTGGTGGTAAGCTACCAATGGTCAAAGATCCTAAGACTGGTAAGATGATTCCTGCATACGCTGCCGATGGTAAGGGCAAGATGATGGCTGGTGGTAAGGTCAAGTCTAAAGGCATGGCTAAAGGCGGCATGATGAAGACCAAGGGCTACTCTAAAGGTGGTGCCATGAAGACCAAGGGCTACTCTAAAGGTGGCGTTGCTGGTGGTAAGAAGAACAAGGTTCGTGGCGCAGGTATTGCTCGTAAGGGCGTACGTCCAGCGAAGATGCGATGAGAAGCTACTATAAGACAGGCGGCAAGGTTAAGTCGGGCGGGAAAATCTGCCCTTCGGGTAAGGCGTGGGCAAAGCGTACGTTTGATACCTATCCGTCTGCTTATGCGAATATGGCAGCGTCTAAATACTGCAAAGACCCTAGTTATGCTAGGGGCAGTAAGAAGAAAAAGAAGAAGTAATGGGACAGCTTAAACAATGGCGAGATCAACAGTGGGTTCGTATTGGTGCTGATGGCAGCATTAAAGGCCCATGTGGTACGTCGAAAGACAAAAAGAACCCAGACCGTTGTTTACCTAAAGCTAAGGCGCAGTCACTGAGCAAAGCGGAACGCGCTACCACTGCCCGTAAGAAGAAAAAAGCTGGCGCAAAAGGTCAGCAGGTAGTTAGTAATACCAAGGCTGCTAAAGTTAGAACCGCTAGAGAAGGTGGTATGATACGCGCAAACCACAAGGGCTGTGGGGCAGTAATGAACAACCGCAGAAAGAAGACTCTGTACGTATAGGAACAAGACATGACTACATCTGGAACAACAGCATTTGACATGGATTTCACGGAGATCGCTGAAGAGGCGTGGGAACGTGCGGGTCGTGAAATGCGTTCTGGGTATGATCTTCGTACTGCCAGACGCTCTATGAACTTGATGACTATTGAGTGGCAGAACCGTGGTATCAACTTGTGGACGATTGACGAAGGCGTTATAAGCCTAGTTGAAGGTACTTCTGAATACACGCTCCCCGCCGATACCATTGACCTACTAGAACAAGTTATACGTACCAACAGTGGCGTAGAGGCTACGCAGCAAGACCTTACTATTAACCGTATTAGTGTAAGCACGTATGCGTCTATACCAAACAAGTTAACACAAGGCAGGCCGATTCAAGTGTGGATCGAGCGGCTACGTGATGCTCCTACGATAAACGTATGGCCTGTACCTGACAGTGACGACTACATATTTAAGTATTACCGTATGAGACGTATACAGGATGCAGGTAGCGGCGTAGAGACTGCGGATATGAACTTCCGTTTCTTACCGTGTTTAGTGGCTGGGCTGGCTTACTACATATCTATGAAAGTACCGGAGCTTATGGCGCGGATGCCAATGCTAAAAGAGGCTTATGAAGAGCAATTTGCGTTAGCGGCTGGGGAAGATAGAGACAAGACCTCTGCACGGTTTGTACCTAGAATTAGTTATGTCTAGTAGGTTTGCTTCTAATAAAAGGGCTATAGCTGAGTGCGACGTATGCGGGTTTCAATACAAGCTACGAGAACTCAAAGACTTAGTTGTAAAGGGTAGAGATACAAACCTAAAAGCGTGCCATGAGTGTTGGAATCCTGACCATCCCCAGTTAAAGTTGGGTGAGTTTCCGGTTAATGATCCACAGGCGATACGTAACCCCAGACCAGACCGTAGTTTGTCGTTAGCTGGCGCTAATAGTAGCCGCCAGATACAATGGGGCTGGAACCCTGTAGGCGCAGGCAACGATCCGTTTGGGTTAACACCTAATGACTTAGTTGCTGTAGGTGGAGTAGGAACAGTTACAATAGTAATTACAGAGTAAGACTTATGAAGAACACTAGCAAAATCAAAGAAGTAAAGAACGCACCTAAGACTGACATGAAAGGTGTTAAAACTACCGGCATCAAAGTACGTGGTACTGGCGCTGCTACTAAAGGACTTATGGCTCGTGGGCCTATGGCGTAGATATGAACTACACTGAGTTAACTACTAATATTGAAGACATTTGTGAAACATCGTTTACAAGTGACCAGCTTGCTCTGTTCGTACAACAGACCGAGCAGAAAATTCATAATGCTGTACAGATACCCGCACTACGTAAAAATGTAACGGGTACTATGACTCAAAGTGTTACATATCTAGCTATACCCAGCGATTTTTTGTACGTGTATAGCCTTGCAGTTATAGACTCTAGCGGGAATTACCATTACCTGCTAAACAAGGATGTTAACTTTGTTCGTGAGGCGTACCCTAGTTCGTCTTCTACAGGACTACCTAAACACTACGCTGTGTTTAACAATATATCGTTTCTCCTTGGGCCAATGCCTGACAGCAGCTATACCACAGAATTACATTATGGGTACTACCCAGAGTCTATTGTCACAGCGGGTACTTCTTGGCTTGGCACTGAGTTTGATTCTGCGCTACTCAATGGTTCTTTGGTTGAAGCCATACGATTTATGAAGGGTGAGCCTGATCTAGTCGCGCTTTACGAAAAAATGTTTGGGTCTTCTATGGCGTTACTCAAAGTACTAGCTGACGGTAAGTTACGTTCTGATACGTACCGCTCTGGTCAACCTAGAATGGCGGTGCAGTAACGTATGTTTTTTGAAGCTCCTAAGTTAGAAGTAGGTAACGTATTAGTAACAACCACAACTAATAAAGGGCATGACCCTGAGTTTTGGGCG